GCCCTGATAAAACCATTCAGTTTGATATGCCAGTTTGAATCTCCCTTACTTTGGAGATAACTGGTATATGGAACAGCCCAGGACAAACCAGAGATAATCAGAATTCCTAGGATAAGGCCTACTCCAAACTTTTTCATCTTAAAGAACCTCCTCTACGGTAAGATCTACTGTGCTACTACGGGTATCTCCACTTGAAAACCCCATATCACTCGTCTGGTCAAATTTTGGTAGGCTGGTGAACCTCCCATACAAGGTATTATGGTGACGCTCTGAGGCCTTGATGCTTTCTGGAAAACAATCCAAAAGGAAACTACTGGATAACCCCATTTTCTGGGCCATGAATTGTAAAAACCAATACCTGTCACCGTAGTCCAGCCAGTCAAAGACCAGTTCAATGGAATTTCTAACCGGAAGTTGGACCCCCCAAGGTTGACCACCAAGGGTTATCTTTATATCTGAATCGTCAATATATTGAGCGTTAATTTCTGTAAAGTTAATGCCAAAGTCGTTGAACAGCCCCACGAACATTCTGCCAATCTCGAAATATCCATCCGTGTTGGCAGCATCAGTAATATTCATGGTAAAGTATCTGGAATTGGCCACGGGGCCTTCATCCCCACCTATCTCCTTGATGGAGACCTCATCAACCTCAAACCAACTGTTTATTCCTGCACCCCACGGCCAAAAGGTAAGCCAATAACTCGTGGCAACGAAGGAACAAGTAGCTTCCACCGCCAGACCATTGTTAGAAGGAAAGACCCCATAGCTAGTGGTATTCCAATCACAAACATTGAGAGGATCACTACTGCGATACTTAAAAGTTACTTGGTAAGAATGTCCAACTGTTAGACCGGCAGAATGAGTAAGACATCCACCTCCAGAAGCAGCCAAGGCCAGTCTCTGGGCATTTCCGGTGAACCCATTCCCAGTGACTATGCTCATAACTGGGCTTCCAAAACCTGAATCCCAATAATCCGCTTTACCATCAGAGTTGGAATCTACCCAATCTGTCAGACCATCGGCTCCGGAGTTTCTACACTTTTCAGCCAGAACATCGAGGTAGATGATTCTGATAGGTCTAGGGATATACCACTTACGATCTGCTTCCAGGAACTTGCCACCATAACCCAGGAGGCCATAACGGTCTTCACCATAACCAATCACATCCAGCCAGGCTGGTACAGCAGTTTTATTCACAACATCATTGCCACCAGCATAAGTCCCACCCAGGATATCCAAAGTAGCCGCAAAAGAAAGATTGTGATCCACCAGGGCAATGGCATTCCAGTTTACGGCGGCCCCTAAGTCAGCTTTAATCCACTGGCTGCTAAGTCCAGTAGACCGCCACTTTCGGCTTCTCTGGGGATCTTGTAAACAAGAAACAGGGTAGCCCGCCGCAGCACTGGCTGCTGTCAAGGTGGCCGCATCAAAATATCTATTGTCCCAGAGAAAACGGGCAGTTTTCAAAGGCTACCTCCACAGGGTTACGGTGTATTCCCCACTCGTCAGATTAAAATCCAGGCCCACCACCATAAAAAGGACGCCGGTATCCAGACCAAACTTGGCCCTCCGGACAGATACAATATCACCAATTCTCAGGAAGGCAACTTTGGGAACCGTAACGATGGTTAGGGTTTCCCGAGGTCGCCGGTAGATGGCAAAGACCTTCTCAGCCAGAAGTTTAATATCCGTTCGTGTAATAATTACGGTGTCCAGAGGCCCAAGACCCATCGCCCAGGGATAAGTCTGAAGAATTCGGCTATCACCCCTGGAAAATTGACGATATTCAGTACCGGCCCAGGTAATTCTGGAAATGGGAATAGCAGTCAGGTTGTCTTGCGTCAACCAGTTCCTATCATATCGTAGAGTAACCCTTTCATAGGGGTTATCTTCTATGCAACCACCTTTGGGAAAATCAGTGATGTCATCATCGGTTAATTCTAATACTGGTTCTCCTACAGGCTCAGAAATTTCCTTTAAGAAGAATTTACCTTCCAAATCGATAGAACACATGGCTGGTATTCCAACGGTCATAGTGCTAATAAAGTCTTGGATACTAGTGGAAGAGTCGAGGACAGTACCAGCCTCGTATGGGAAAGCCGCCTTGAAGGCTGACATGGCAGCGGTGTTAAAATCCCCATCCGTCCAACCTGCCCAGGATTTAATGACAGACTCTATTATGCCGCCGATGTCATTCGAGTAACTGCCATCTTCATTACACATGCCTTTGACATCCAAGGACATGACCCCAGTTTCGGCGAGGGGGCTGTGCAAGACTATTCCGAGAGTGGAGTAAAGGATGAACTTATACTGGTCCCAGAGGTAGAAGTCCTGCCCAGGAAAATTGACTGGATCCTGGTTTGGGTAAAAGATTATCCCAACGCCCTCTGACAAGGGGATCCAATTAGGCAAGTCTGTAGAAAAATTGTAGGTGTCTCCTAAAACCAGATCTGTCGTACACAGATAAGTGTTAAAGGTGTAGGAATCATCCCCGCAAAATGACCACCAGGAAGAACCAAAAGTGATATTATACCCACCAAACAGGTTAGCAATGTAGGACTGCCCAGGAAAATATGCTGGAATAACACCTGTATGCCAACTGCCACCACCGTCATTTGTCCATCTATATGCAACTTCAGTATCTCCCAGGAGGACTCGGGGATAAAATCGATAATTAATGTCAATCGGCTCAATGATCACTTGAACAACATCCCCAGCCTGACCACCACTTGCTACTATACCAGCATGGGGGTAAGGTGAGCAGCCACATTCCGACTTGGTTATCCCAGTAACGATTCCCACACCGGTAAAGGTAACCGTCAAACCGTGGCTCAAAGAGATGGGGTCCGAATTACTAATATCTATCTCTGCAGACCAGGTAACCCCGCCGTCGTCAGACCATTTAAACCTGGGATAAGGAACAATTCCAACACCGCCAGTACGGGTCACTAAAAATGAATAATTTCGCTTGGTCAAGCCTGTGTAATATCCCCCGATGATAACATTGGCCAAACCTGTTCCCACCTGGGTAAAGGTGGCTGGATTATAAGAATAGTCAGCAGTTTTGATTCCACTACCCTGAAAGGTTTGTCCTCCATCATTAGACCAGCGGAAGGTTGCTTCCCCAACCTGAGTGCCGTCATCAATCGAATCTATCTGCACCAGCCATTCTCTTTGAGTGGCCGTTCCAGAAAAAACCCCACCTGTTCCTATCACGGCCATGCCATTGGCATCCACCAGGGCTGGGCTGATGTCTTTATAGACAATGGAGACTGGATATGGGTAATGATCAAGTGGGGCTCCATTGAAATAAATCGTGTCTACGCTCTTGATCACGCCACAAGACAAAGCATAGAGATAGCCCCGACCAGTATCCGGCCTCAAAAAAACAGGCTTGTAATTGCGGACTGTTCCCAAAACCAGGGGAACCAAAGTCCCCCAGGAATTGCTATCTATTCCAGGATTCTCTGGCAATTCATAGGTGGGTATTTTGATCTCTAGGTCTTTGCACTTATCATACACCGTCATGGAGATAGAATTGTCTAACCACTCCAAATTCCCTATCTTACCTGTGAATACCGTCTGGAAATCTTCATAGTCCATATCTCCGCCACCCATCTTAATAGACATGGGGCAGCCCCGGAAGTTGTATCCTTCCTTGTAAAGTAACAAACTCCACGGGGTCGTTCTTTCGGAGTCTGGCATATAGTCTGAATCAATGAAGAGGATCAGGTTTCCATAAGTGGGCAGGTAAATGGCATTGAGGGTGGAGTCCCCTTTTCTATCGATGGTGGGAATCTCACTGACGCAGGGGATAAACTGCTTGTCAGAATGATAAAAGGGGGCTGTGGACAAATAGATGGACACTGTACTCCCATCAGATAAATCTATTGCAGAAAGTTCCACTAGGAACACCCTGTCAGAAATTCCTTTTTCTAACCAGGTTTGGAATTCCTCAGGAACTGGGGCTGCTATGGAAGGGCTGACACTGGGGCTCACAGAAGCTGACGGACTAGCCGACGGTGACTTGCTAGGACTCCTCGAGGGACTCTTCGAGGGGCTGGCGCTAGGGCCTGGGGTAGAGGGGCTGGCTGACGGACTTTTAGACGCTGACGGGCTCTGAGAAGGGCTTGACGAAGGTGACTTACTGGCACTCGGGCTTTGCGAAGGGCTTTTACTAGGGCTAACAGATGGAGATTTAGAAGGTGATTTACTGGGGCTGGCGCTAGGGCTGGCCGAATATGCTTTGTTTTCCGGATTATTAGGGTGACGAGCCCAGGTATTTCCACCCAGGGGAACCCAGGTATCATAGAGATTTTGAATCTGTGTGGCATCAAGGGCTGTCCCCTTTAAGACACCAGCCCTATGAAGTTTTTCATTCGGTTGAACAGAATGGAGAGTTAAGACATCTGTACTGGATGTAGGGGCAGCTATTGTTCCAAAGGTAACCAACGTACCATTTACGTAAACATAAACAATTCCACCAGAGTAGGTGATGACGATCTGGTGATCTCCATTTGAAAAATAATAACCACTGCTGTAGGTAGTCGGGACTCCGGTAATAATTAGCTGATTTGCATTATCCGTACCAATCTTAATCCCCTGGTTTTCACCTACATTCCAATTCGTAGTGTAAAAATACCTGGTTGCAGAACTAAGGAGCTGGACTTCAAGGAATATCGACCAAGTGTTACCTAAGTCACAATAATCAGAATCATTGACAGCCTGAACAACATCATCCCACTGGCCTCCAAAATAATAGGCATGCAAAAATCTCCCAGCCCAGTCTTGTGTAAACAGGGAGTTATTAAGGGCAACCAGATTTCTCTGGGTGTGACCTCCTTTTGGAGTATCAACCAGATCATTGTTTATCTCCCAGTAATGGTCTAACTGAGGGACAACTGCATAATCTGGCCAATCTCCGTGAACGGCAAAAATGTCAGGCATCTTAGATAGTGATCCTATTCCTGGTTATGAGTTTCTGGATCTCTGGAGCGATCTGCTGTTTGGTGATGGCCTTCCAGTCGATGCCCTTCTGGGCTCCTCGGGCATCAATATTCACATGGATGTGTGAACCACCACCCCCGGCGGCAGCCTTGCCCGCTTCGTAATCCTTATTCTGGTTCCTGCTCAAGACCCTCTCACCAGTCTGGGCGATGATAACCCTTTCATCAGAGGCAAGATATCCACTATGAGCCCGAATTAAACCACCTCCATGCATAACTACGCCACCAGCATGGAAGAAGGAAGTAGCGGCTAGAGAAGCAGCGGCAATTTCCAAAGCAGTAGCAGCAGCATCAAGATCAATGCCAGAAGCGTCTAAACCAACGGCAGCAATATCAAGGTTTGCTCCCGCTGCCGTTATCGCCGTTGTTTCGGTAACTGTTGCGGCTTCTTGCATTGTAGCCGCTATGGCTTGGTACATCTGAATGGCCATGGCTGCTATCTGGAGAACCATCCCAGCGTAAACCAGGGCTTTGGAGTTTGTTGCAATCCCTATTCCAGATAAGAGGAGACCGCCAGCCGCCAAACCTAATTGCACGGTGTTCATATTCAGGCCGATACTGGCCTTTTCTAGTCCGACGGCAGCCTTATCCATTTCTTTGGCCGTTTTCGCCTGAGTGGCGGCTACCCCACCTCCAGCTCCACCACCAATACCGGCACCACCTCCAGCTCCTGCCCCTACACCAGTCCCGGCTCCAGCCCCTACACCAGTCCCGGCTCCAGCCCCACCCATGACAGATTTCTTTTCAGGGGCTAACATCTTAGCAATATTGTCCCAGATCATCTGGAAACTGTGTTTCATCATTTCTTGGGCCATGCCCTCAACAATGTTCTTACCAGCCTGGCCCATGGCCTTCTTATCACCGGAAAAGACCGCAGCTATGCCCTGGCCCCATGCCTGGGTGATCTTACTTTCGGCCCCTTCCATCATGGTTCCAAAGGCACCACGATTTCTGGCATCTGCAGCCTCACTCCTCCCAATAGCCCAGCCCTGAACACCACCAGCCTCTTTTGCTTGTTGTAAAGCTAAGGCATATTTCTTGGCAGTAGCTTCCAGTGCTTGCAAACCTTTCATTTCGTCAGCTTGGGCCTGGGTGATTTCATGATTAGCTAAGAGATCCCGCCGTTGCTTCTCCTGGGTGACTGCAGCGATTCGATTCTCAAGATCAAGGGATTTCTGTTGCAAAGCAAACTGTTCTTCCAGGATCGGACTCGACTTGGCCAGAGAATCATAAACACTCTTATAGGCATTGGCCATGTCTAAAAAGGCTTTTTCCTGCTGCTCTTTTTCATGGAGGGCTTTTGCCTCCAGAACTTTGGCCTCAAGATCCGCTCGGCCCTTGACAGATTCAAGTTTCCTCTGATCTTCAGCCTGTTGGACTGCCGTAGTATCATGCATCTGGCCTTTATACCAAATTTCAAAATCATCTTCGGCTTTTTTAATCCTGGCAGCTTTTAACTCGTTATTGACTATCATACCCTCGTTTAATTGTTTATCATCCGTGGCTAACTGTTTAATCTTCTCAGCGGCCTTTTTATACTGGGCATCAATATCACCAAAGATGCCCTCTCTGAGTTTGGCTATTTGTTCATTCATTTGAAGCATCAAGTTTTCAAAGGCTTGAGTAGTATCCTTGCCACCACCCCCGCCACCTTTACCACCACCAGGGTAACCACCACCAGAACGAAGAGTTGGGGGGGCCTCATCACCACGACCAATATACTGAGGTTCTTCTTCACCCTTCAGCAAACCTGGAACTACATCCTTGAATCCAGGAAGATACTTAAAGTTTTCTTCATCTCTTTTTAACTTTTCACCATACATTCCCCCAATAAATCCAGCCCCAGCACCAACGACAGCCCCAGGAATTCCAAACCTGGAGCCCATAGCACCACCAGCCACGGCTGCTCCAATTGGGCTGGAGAAAAAAGCCATAGCTTGTTTTAGATCTGCCGGGATATTTGCTACTATATTTATTACCCATTGGACCGGGGTTGAGACAATGTCATAGATACCTTTTACAAAAGTATAAACACCCTTTACTAATCCCCAAACAACTGCACAAGCGCTAGCAAATGAATTCCATCCAGATATGATTCCAGAAATTAGTTCGTCTTTGTGTTCCCTCAAATAGTTATTGATATCCTTCACTATTACTAATAAATTATCATACATCCCGGACTGACGAAGAATTTCCCCAGCCACATTTACGATTAAATCTCCCTGAACCTTTAGACTATCCTCCCGTTGTTGATCAGCTACTCTCTGTGCTTCAAAGGCGGCAGCCAAGGGGGCAAGGCTTTGAGTGGCCTTCATTTCAGCGCCAATCTTTTCCCAACTAAGTCCAGCGGATTCCAAATACCGGACTAATTCAGAGGTCTTTCTAACATGGCCGTCCATAAGACCCTGAATATCTCGGGCCACCGAGGCTGTTCTCACCTGGCCTTTGCTCATTTCTGTGTAACCACTTATGATAGTGGCCAGGGAATCTTCCTCTCCCTTCTTAACCAGTATTCCCTGGTTTGCCATGGCCACCCAGACATCCACAATCTTTGACGACTCTATTCGATGTCTGGCAGCAGCATCAGTCAATTCGTCATAAATTCCTTTGGTATAATCAAGAGATTTATTCCAATTTCCTGTTATATCAGATTGATCTTTAGCCATTCTGGTCATGGCCGCAGCCATTGATTCAGTGGCATCCTTGAACTCTTGTTGGTCTTTGACTCCCCTAGCACATAACCCCACAAAGGCCAATGTTGCGGTAATCGCTGCAAGCACAGCAAGTTCGAGAGCACTTGCGGCAAGAGCCATTCCTTCCATTGCATCTCCGGCAGCAGTGGCCGCAGCTCCAGAAGATGCTATCCCAGCCGAAGAAGAAGAAGAAGACCTTCCAAGGGCTTGTTGACTGTTATCTGCGTCTTTGGCTGAATTGGAAAGGCTGGATAGTTTAGAAGAAGTGGAATCAGCAGCCGTACCCAGGCTTTGAATTTGATTTTCGGCCTGGGCACCAGACGCAGTCAACCCATCAAGACCGGCCTTTGCTTCTGCAACGCCACTCTGAGTAACCTTAATTCCGAGTTCTGCAACGTCAGCCATTGAATTATTCCCTCGTTTTCTTACTGACTGCCTTGTCAAATTCCCGGTTCATCTGGCGAAGCAAATCTACCTCCCACTTACTCAACCGATATCCAGCGGTTTCCTGCCAGGCTTGTAATGTAACCCAGAAACCCTGATCACCTTTCCCCTCGATTATTTGCCAGAACCATTCCCAGAGGTGAATAAATCGTTCCGGTATATCAGGGGGATTCAGCCTCTTATCCCATTGACCTGTCTGTCGGCTATAACTTAACAGGTGTTCCCGAAGTGTACTACCATCCTTCTTCGGGTAATCCAATTCCACCAGGGGGCCAACAGCCTCTGGAAGCCTCTGGGTTATGAGGCTAAAAAATTCTTTCTCTCCAAGATAAAGGCATCAGCCTGTTCCCGTATCCAAGGGAACCTTTGGTAAACCATCTTAGCATTCTCAAGGGAACATTCCAGTTCCTTGCCATTCAGGACCATGTTCTTCCAACCCAGGGTACACCTTGCCAGAATGTTAATGGTGTCATTGATCCTTTCCTCGTTAGTGATGGGGGCAAAGGGTTTGGAGGGGTTATACCTACTGGCCCGCTTGTTGATCAGCTTGCTCTGCGTTTCTTGAAACAGGTCAGAATCAGACCCGGCCAACCGGATAAAGATATCTGTTTCTACCCCATCTCCTGGGCTGAGTAGGTTAAGCTCAGCCCCTTCTTCCGCTTTCTTCTTGGTGTCCAGGCTGGCCAGGTCAACCAGTTTCTTCTTAGTCATGGTGTTTCTCCTCGTTGGTTATTTTACTACCCCAGAATTAACTGGGTGAAGCACTCGGCGACTTGGAGGGCGAAGCCGAAGGTGAAGCCGATGGGCTGGAGGACGGCGACTTGGAGGGCGAAGCCGACGGTGAAGCCGAACCCGGAGCCCTGGTGAGTTGGAGACAGGTGTAGGTCGTGTCGTGGAGACCGTCAAAGTTCATGTCGATCTGGATGGGCTTCTCATCCTTGACCGGGTTGTCCGCAGTGGTGTACTTGACATTGTTCATCAACCAGGTGATACTCTGGCCCCCGGCGGACGTGGTAAACTGTAAGGAGCTGGAGTTCTCGTTGAGGAACTTGTTCAGGAGGGTTAAGTCCTGAAAGAAGGCAGTCAGTTTTCCGGTGGCCAAGGCCCGGCCCCAGGTTACCTGAGGAGCCGTCTTAGACCCGATGACGAAGTCCGCCTCAATCCCATTGTTAAAGGTGAGCTGGATGGCCGAAGCCAGGCCGAAGACTTGCCCACCTTCATAGATGCTTGAGGAAAAGGAGTCCATCGGAGGGTTGGTATTGGCCGCAGAATAGCTCGATCCAGATGGGAGGGCCGCCGTCATGCCGACGCCGATGAAACTGAAAGTACCAGTGGTCATGGCATTCGGTTTGATGTCCAGGGCCATCTTGTTCGGGCAGCAACCGGAGAAGCATTGATACTGAGTGATGTCACTGAATCGCCGCAGGATTGAGAAAGACCGCTGGGTTACCCCTTGTTGAAGAACATTGAGTGTCCAGGAACCACCCAGCATAGCTTCCAGAATGGCATCGAAGGAAGAATAACTGAGTTCAAAACCAATGTCCCCTTCCACTTTGTAGGTGCCAAGGCGGACATCCACCATGGCCCGGTCAGACCGGAGTTCTTTGGAATCAAACTTGTCCCTCTTCAACTGCAAAGTACAGGAAGTGTGACGAAGAGGGAGCCAGATCGGATTGGCCGGGGTAACGCCGAAGGTGTTTTCGACGCAGTAATACAGCCCATGATATCCACCCGATGAGAAAGACATTGTGTTTCCTCCTTAAATATTACTGTAACATTCGTACCGGATGGACACCGGCACCTTATACCAGTTTTCTTCCCTCATGGCGGGGCCAGGGCCAGCCGCCAGGACGACAATTTTCAGGTTGCCTTGTTCTGCCAAAATCCCTTCATTCTGAAGGAATAGGTTGCAAATGGCATCAACCGTGGCCATCAGGTCTTTCCAACCTTTGCCAATCGGGTAAAGGACATCCACCTGAAAGATGCCAGGATATTTACACCAGCCATCCGGCCCCAAGGTAATTCGGGCCTGGGTGGCAGGGAGCTGATGGACCATCAGCCAAGGCACACCCTGAACGGTTGCCAGAGGAAAGTTCTCCCAGGCGACAGGTAAGACCGGTGAGAGCGTGTTTAGCCTGGCCGCTAACAAACCCTTAATTGTAGAATTTATTTGGCTCATCCCATCCCTGCGGTCGCAGCAGCAATCATTTCGTTAAACTCAGCGACTGTTACCCGAACCATCCCAGCCGGGGCCTGTTTACTATGGCCGTATTCCAGGGGAATGATGTAAACCACATTATTAAAGATAAAGGCACCCTCTTCACCAATACTACTCACGTCGGCTCCGGCGAATCCGGGGTTAGGGGTGCCCGTAGGAGTAGGATCTAAGGCTCCGGAATCCCCACTACCTATTCCAGAACCACTCATTTGCCAGCCGCCTCTGGCCCGACCAGTATCAACTGGTGTTCTCATGGCCACCCGGATGTAACAATCAAGAGCCACCTTCTTCATGACAGTAGTGGCATTTAATTTGGCCTTTTCGGCGAAGTTGGCCAGGTCAATGGAAAAGACAGCCATTCTATCTCCTCACCAAGAGCTTGTAAGCGATGACTGTGCCATCCGGGTCGATTGGGATCAGGGCTACAATATCAAAGGCCCGCCCATCATCCACGCTGATTGAATCACCAGGTTGAGGTTCAAAGGCATAGGTAGGAGCCGCAACTATCATTTGCCGATCATTGGCCTGAACCATTTGTTGAGAGAACAGATATACGGTCTGGCTGGCCATCCATTGATTCGGGACAAACATTGCCTGGACAGCTTGTTCTTCGATAGGGGCTGATACCACTCCACCAGTAGCAGGGTCAAGAACGGAAGATTCCTGGCGCAAGTAGGCAACGGTGCCGAACTTTGTCAGCATCTTGACTGCAAGTGCAATGAATCGATCGTAAGTGCCCAACTTTATGCCCTCGATATGGAATATTGGCCCTTGGGTTTTAACAGGCCCCACA